CCTCGATAAAGTGATTACGTTGTAATGATTTTTTAACGTGACACAGAATTATGAACGCTCTCTTTTAATATTCAACATATGAATACATTCGACATGCTATTACAATTGCAAGCTTCATTTGTATTGGCTGTATAATTATGGTTTTCAGGCATAAACTTTCTTCTCATTAATTAAAATAATAGATTTCCTGTATAATTAGGCGAAAATACTAAGGCATTCTTTTTTTAATAATCCAGCTATTAGTCAATCTCATATTTATATTAATGCTCATCAGCAGTTGTACTGATGAGCTAAACAATGCCTTCACGACTCGTAAAGTCGGCTGACCAGCAGAGGGTGGCTATGAAATTAAGCAATATTACATCTCATGCTTCCTATATGACTTCAGGTGGTAGTTTCATCTTTTGGCTTAAAGAGCTGATTTCAAGGTTTACTCCTGATGAATGGACGGTTATTGGCGTGCTTGGTTCGTTATTTTTTATGACGCTGACTTTTCTGCTTAATGCTGGGGTCAAAATTTGGGATCGCCGCCATGGTTATAAACCGGATGGTAAATGATGGCATCAATTAAACGAATTGCGTCCGGAACGGTTTGTTCGGTCATCGTCATCATCGCTATTGTTGTTTCAAACGACAAGATAAGAACCACTGAGCAAGGATTAGTCATTATCGGTGGCGCATGAATCATGCCGCCGAGAGCCTTATACCTGCCCCGCAGGTCTGCTCACTGATGGTGTGGGTAACACTTATGGCGTTAAATCGGGCACCCGAAAGAGTGATAAGGAAATAGCCCGAGATTGGCAACGTAATATTCTTGAGGCTGAGAAATGTATTAATACCTATTTTAATGGCCGTGAGATGAGTGATAACGCATTCAGTGCGATGACATCTGCAGCATTCAATACGGGTTGTTACAACCTTAGGTTTTACAAAAATAGCGATGGTGAATATCGGCAGACATTAATAAATAAGCATGCCAATAGCGGGAATTGGCTACAGATGTGCAATCACTTGCCTGATTTTGCAAATAGTAGGGGTAAGAAACTCCCCGGGCTGGTGGTTAGACGAGAACAGGAGCGCGTCTTATGCCTGACAAAATAACCGGTGGTTTCATAATGGTATTAGTGATCCTTATTCTGTTGCTGGTTTTGAATAAAAACAGTCTCTCAAATCAGGTCAAAAAGACAGAAAAAGAGCTGCTAGAAGAGCAGTCTACTAATCGGATGCTGGGAAATATCATTGATGCATATCAGGTGAATGAGGCGGCCAACCGGGAAGCCACCGCTCGACAGTTGGCAAACGAGAGGAAGTTGCGTCATGACAGTGACGAACGGCTTAAGCGGTTCAAAGCTGCAACAAGCGGTACTTCGTGCGTTGATAGTCGGCTGCCAGATAGTGTTATTAATATCCTGCGTGAATAATCCGGCCATCAGACCGACAGCCAACTGCCGACTATGGTTACCGCCCCAATCAGCGATGACCGAATGTGAAGTGCCGGAGTTCGTCGGGACTACCTGGGGAGATGGCGGGCTGTATGCGCTGGCGCTGAAACGTGAGTTGCGGATCTGTAAGAGGCGGCTTGATGAGGTTATTGATTGGCGTAATAAAGTCATAAAGGTTGATTAAATGAGTAGGGGTGACTGACATCAGCCACTGGTAAGGCATGTAGCAGGTGATGTCATGCATATTAAAGATGATTTTCAACCTGAGAGATTTATAATTGTTATCGGTAATGACTTGATGACATAAGTGAAAGAGCGAATGAAAAAGAGTAGCAGAAATGAATTAGCCCAGCAGGCACTTCAGATGTTGCAGGCTGGCAAAGATCGTCAGGAGGTAAAACGTTTTTTGACCGCTCATCGAGTTAAAGCTCGCCAGGCTGTGGCACTACTGTGTAAACAAGAGATGGTGTTCATTAGGGCTGAGCATTTTCGGCAGAAACAGTCTTAATAAATCAACACCTGTTAGCAAATGATGGGAAAAGTTGCTGCTGATGAGAAATAAAACCGTCTATGATTGACGGTTTTTTTGTCTGATGGATAGCATCCTGGTCAGAATAGAATTATCAATAATCTGGTGGTAGATAAGATGGATAATCACATTGAATTGAAACTGGATTTTTCAGCCAAAAAGATTGAGCAACAACTCATCCGTCTTGGATCACGCGAGATACCTTTTGCATTGGCGCTCACCGCGACACGGACAGCACAAAGAGCGCAGGAGGCTATCAAGCAAGAGATATCGCGGGTGTTTGATCGTCCCACACCGTGGATACTTAACTCAACGTATGTTTTGGCTGCGAGCAAAAAAGATCCCCAGGCCATGGTCTATGCTCGCGAATGGGGAGGGACGCCAGCACCGATCACGCTGACGCCTCAGATAGAGGGTGGCCAACGAAGTTATAAGCGAAGTGAAGGCCATTTACGTAATGCTGGATATTTGCCTAATGGGTGGCAAGTCGCGCCAGGCCCCGGTGTTCGGAAAGATAAATACGGAAATATTAGCCGCGGACAGATACAGCAAATTCTCTCGGGCTTGCGTGCGCATCATGATCCCCAGCAGAACATGAAGAAAGGCAAGAGTAGCGAGTACTTTGTCATTCGTCCTGGACAACGTTCTTCGCTGCAACCGGGTGTATGGCTACGGGTTGGCGGCAGGCCTACATTGATTCTCACGTTCATCAAGCCGCCGTCCTATCAGCAGAGGCTTGATTGGCATGGTGTCGCTCAACGCGCTGGTGGGGCGAATTTAATCAATGAGTTGACCAGGGCTGTCGATGACATTCTTTCTAAAGCATTTGATCGGTAGCGCCTTTTGCTACACCGTTCCTCAGGTCAGTACTCATAATAATCCTATATATCATCTATCAACGATTAGGGTCCTCACAGATAGTCTGCCGCCTGCAGGTCATTCGAACCCCAGAGTGTCGCTAGATATAGGTTCAAAAAGTTAGGTTAACAACTCAAGTTAACAAATGACACTTATCATGTTGATTCTTAATAGGAAAAGACCTCTCGTTACATTTTCCGATCTGGTTAACAAAAAGCCACTAATTCGTTTTAAAAACAACATATTAGTGGTGAATTGTTAACCTAAGTACACCGGATTATAAAAAATCATTAAAAAACAACTGGTTAATATGATTTTGTTAACTTGTCGGTATGGCTATAAATCACCAATAGAAAATATCTTTAAATTTCAATTAATTAATTGCAATTCGTTAATCTTAATCACTTGGTGTTGATAAAATAATTACATTAAATCATATGGTTAAGTTTCATTTGTTAACCAGTTATAACTAGAGGGCGCGCGGCGATGTTAAAAATTGAGTATTTATCGCTATCCACCTTTAAACGGTATGAGAAAAATAGCCGTCTCCACTCCGACGAGCAGATTAACCAACTGGTGAATAGCATTCGGGAGTTTGGTTTTACCAATCCGGTTTTGATTGATGAAAAGAACGAGATAATTGCTGGTCATGGACGCTTAACTGCTGCCGAATCGGAAGGGATGGAAAAGATCCCTGCCATTAGGCTTAAAGGATTAAGTGCTGGTCAGAAAAAAGCGCTCCGCATTGCGGACAATCAACTGGCCCTCAATGCGAGCTGGGATGAGGTGTTATTGGCCACTGAAGTTCAGGAACTTGATGGTATTGATTTTGATTGTGAAGTTTTGGGGTTCACCGATGAACAGCTGGATGCATTACTCAGTGGTGGCGATAGTGATGATGGGCCTAAAAGCTCAGGCGATAACGCGCCGACAATGGGTATTAAATATTTGAGTATTGATAAGGAACGCGTGCCAGCCACGGATGAAGAAATAGCAGCGCTGTTCGGCCTGTATGACCAATACAGCGATACCAAAGGTACACATGTTGGGTTTGTGGGTTGGCTAGCTGACAGGAAATAATGATGGTCACACTCAGTAAAGCAGCGTTCGCCAGGCTGGTTGGCCTGTCGCGTGCCGCCATCACCAAACTGTGTCACTCAGGACGTATCCCCGTTCTACCCAACGGAAAATTAGATGCAAATCAAGCGTTAGCGGCCTACAAACAGACCCAACAAGTGGGGAGAGAAATCTCGGCAGAAAATGGCAGAACGTCGGGTAACCGCAAGAAATCAGCCGTTGAAGCCATCTCGGAAGACGATAGCCAGCCGATAGTGATCGGCGGCTCAACGAGTATTATCACTCAATTTAATAAAGCCAAAACCGTAGAGAAAACCTTTCAGGCGAAACTCAAACAACTCGAATATGAAAAAGAAAAAGGTCTCCTCGTCCTCAAGACTGAGGTTGAGGCTGACGCTGCTAACATGGCCGAAGAACTCCGAGGACGCTTGTTTGCGACAGCGGCAACCATAATCACTTGTGCCGGGGACAAGGTCGTTATTCCTGCCAATGCCATGATGATGATCCATAACCCGCTGGCTTGTGTCTGCGGATATGCGGCTGACTTACGGGATAAAGCCGATTCGCTGGATAAGGTTCGGGATAGCGTGATCGCGGCCTATCGAAGCAAAACGGCATTATCACCAGAGAAACTGATCGAACTGATGGATGCGGAAACATGGCTAAACGCAGATGAAGCAGTAGCGCTGGGGTTCGCTGATGATCTTGACAGTGCCATACGCATAGCCGCGTCGATGAATAACGGTATCGTAATGGTCAACGGCATCTCTTTCGACCTATCTCGATTTATCAATGTCCCTGCGGCGTTAATAGAAAACTGCGCCATACAGGAGATATCCGACACCACTCATGTAAAGCCCTGGGCAAAAAATGAGGATGAAATAGTGGATCTTGAAACCCTAAAGAATAACCAACCTGATTTATATGAAAAAATTATCAATGAAGGAAAGGTGATAGGCCAAAGTGAAGAGCGTAAACGTATTCAGGAAATCGAGAATCTCGCGCCGCTTGGTCATACCGAATTAGTGAATAAGGCCAAGTTTGAAACAGGAGTGACCGCAGCAACAATGGCGATTGAAATATTGAATGCAGAAAAGGGCCAAAGTAAGGCTTATCTGGAAAACCGTCAGGACGACGCGAACCAGTTACAAAATACTCACGATAATCAGCCTGCGTCGACTCAACATGAAGAACAGAAAAGAATTATCACCAATGCCATCGCTGCTGGATTTACTAAAAATCGTTAATTAAGGAGCGTTACCATGCGTCAGCCTGAGTATACATATGCCCCTGATAATTTAATTATTTCAGGTCAAACAGGGTTTCAGATGATCGCTATCAGCCTTGCCACAGGTAAAGGTAAACGAGGTGAGTTAATGGCATTTACGAGTATTGATGCCTCGACCCATGTGGCCACCGTTTCACCTATTAATCTTATTGGCACGGGAGTGGCCAGGGAACCCTATTGCCTGCTGGCGGATGATATTGATGCCAGTGCAGCGGCAACACGAGGTGTTGCCTTTGCTACTGGTACATTTAATAGCCGCGCTGTCATTCTTCCCGACAAGGTGAAAATTTCTGATGTTTATCTGGCTTGCCGTAAGGTTGGTCTGTTCCTGCAGGATGCAATGGCTAACCCCAGTGCTTAAATTTGGAGATTCCCCCATGTCTGAGATAGATATTTTTGAAACGCGGACCATGCTTGAACCTATCGTTCAACACTTTGGCCCACGCCGATTCTTACTGAAAACCTTCTTCCCGGGGTTCAAAACCTTTGGTACCTCAAAAGTTGATTTGGATTTTGTGCGTGGTAGCCGGACGATGGCACCGTTCGTCGGGAAGGGGTTTGGTTCCAAGACGGTAGAGCGCCGTGGCTTTACCACCAAAACATTTGAGCCAGCGTTGGTTGCGCCTGACCTGGTCACAACTGCAGATCAGTTACTGGATAGGCTACCCGGTGAACACATTTATAACGCGAAGTCTCAGTCTGAACGCGCAGCAGAACAACTGGGACAAGATCTGGCCGATTTGAACGATATGGTCAGTCGGCGTGAGGAATGGATGGCGTCCCAGGTACTGTTTAAAGGTCAGGTTGATATTGTCGGTGAAGGGGTTAATGACACTATTTATTACTGGCCGGAAGAGGTGAATCAGCAGCCAACGGTAGAGCTCACCGGCACTGATTTGTGGACGCATGACCATTCTGACCCGACAGCCAACATGCGAAGCTGGAAGCGACGTATATCGCTGACTTCCGGCTTTACGCCCCGCACGGTAGTGATGGGGTCGAAAGTGGTTGATGCCTTCGTCAAAAATAAAGTCGTCAGCACTTATTTGGATAACCGCCGTAAAGAAATGGGCAAAATTGAACCCAAAGATATTGGGGAAGGTGTGACTTACTATGGCACCATTGAAGGTGTTGATTTCTATGGTTATGACGAACAAGTTTATAACGAACAGACTCAGAAAATTGAGATATTGGTACCTGAAGACAAGATTTTGCTGGGCTCCACTGGTCGCGGCAGAATGTTATATGGTTCAGTGGCGATTGTGGACGTAACAAGCAATTCGATGGATGTGTATGAATCCCCGCGGGTACCCGACTCCTGGGTATCCAAGCGACAACCCGAAGGCCGTATTGTGGCACTGAAATCCAGACCTTGTCCTAACCCTGGCGTGGTGGATGCTTATCTGGTCGCTAAGGTGGTTTAAATGATTTTTCTTACCAAGAACATAGAGACGTACGGAAAACACCTCACCGCCGGAACCTGGATTGACCCCGTATTGCCAGCAGACAAAGTAACCGAGTTGGTCGCTTCTGGCCACGCGTTTGATGACGGCGTAGCCTGGGAAAAGACGGATGTAAACGGTGATGTCACCGCAGGGAGTGATTCTGGGATGGCTTTAGCAGGGGCCACGGTTGTCAATAATATACCCGCTAAACAGAATGCAATGCCGGCCAACCCGAGCCCAACAACTAAAAAATAAGGTGCTATTGTGGATGAGTTCAAGGCGCAACTACGTCGGGACAACGCCATGTTTATTAACCCCTTGGAGTTTGGCGAAGAGTACCTTATTAACGGCATAGCAATGATTGCCGTCCTTGATGCTGATCTGATTCACGAACGAAATAAGCGCAGCTACGCGGAATTTGCCGAAGGTATTCACCAGGGCGAAGTATCGCTATTTGTTGAGCGTAAAAATTTTGTTCGGGTGCCAGAAAAAGAAGAACTAATAACAATAAATAACCGTCGTTATAAAGTGAGCGAAGTGCTCAATAACATGGGGGTTTTGGAGTTGACGTTAACCGCTAATATTAATGGAAGAAGTCTATTATGAATGAATTAATTACGGCAATTATTCAACGATTAGAAGAGGTCGCCAGTGAATTAATATTACCTGTCCCCACAGCGGATAATTCACCACTGGATATACCAACAGTTTTTGGCAAACCGACAGTTTTTGATGGGTATTTGCCGCTAAAACATTATTCAAACGAAGGCCAGCCTCCTGAGTTTCCGCATATTATTGTCAGGGCTTCAGGAGGTGATTCCCGACCCGATCAGGACACAATAAGAGTGAAGATGATTATTGGTGGGTTTTCAGAGGATGTAGCGGGCTATCGAGTGGTACTTAATATTCTTGAATGTATTCAATTAAATTTCCAAGAATTCCCAATATTAGACAAACGCTATTTATATGAAGACGATCTACAATGGCAACTTTACGATGATCAACCTTATCCCTATTGGATTATAGAAGCCTTTGCTACATGGGGAGTTCAAAAACCACAGAATATCCAAGAGAGTATTTAAATGACAAAAGAATCAAAGATTGAATCCCAAGAAATCATTGAGCTGAAAGAAGATATCGAACTTAAAATAGGATCCAAGGATGAGATGCGATGTATTTACATTGGCCCCACACTGCAAAATTTGGATCTTCGACAATTTACCGTTTTCCTCGGTGGTTTACCTACAGAAGCTGAAGTGTTGAAACAAAAAGTACCTCTATCAACACAGCTTTTTATTTCAGTGTCAGAGCTGGGGAATAAAACAGCGCTGTTAGATGACCCGACCAGCGCTGAATCTGTAGCGTATCGAGCAGTCATTGCCGAGTTGCGAAGTGGAGATAATAGATAATGTCATATCGTCATGGAATTTACGGAACTGAAATCCCAACTTCAATTTTACCTCCAATTCGTACCAGTGCCGGACTTATCGTTGCCATCGGTACTGCGCCAATAAATCAGCTTGGAAATTATGCAGAAGCGGTAAATAAACCCATATTGGCTTACTCCTATGCAGAAGCGGTCAAAACTTTGGGGTATAGCTCTGACGTCAAAAGTTATACATTATGTGAGGTTATGAGGGTTTGCTTTGGTCTTTATGGTGTGGCCCCAGTGGTATTGATTAATGTATTGAGTCTGGATCATATTGTTGAGTATCAAGGTTCGGTGACACTTATTAATGGCAAAGCCATGCTTTCACATAGTGGTGTGCTCCCTGATACTATACGCATCACTGATGAGTCGAAAAAGTATTATAATGTAAGTGATTTCTCTCATGCTTTTAGTGATGCCGGTAAGTGTGTTATCAGCTGTATTTCTTCAGGGAAAATTAATAATGATAAGAGGATGTCGATAGAATATAAATATTTAGACCCAACTCGAGTTAAAAGCAAAGATATTATTGGGGGTATCAATGTATCTTCTCATAAGGCGGAAGGGTTAGAATTACTTAATGAAGTTTATCCGCGTTTCGGTTTAATTCCAGGGCAGATTATTGCCCCTAGATTTAGTGGTAATTCGGAGGTCGGTCAGTTAATGGCGCTAAAAGCAGGGACAGTAAGCGATATTTTCAATGCTGAGGCATTGACCGATGTATTAGCGAGTAGCGGAGCAGGGGCTTTAAATTATAAAAAAGCGGTCGAAAAGAAAAAAGATCATAACTGGGTAGCAAAAACGCAAACTGTTTGCTGGCCAATGGTGAAGTCAGGTAATGAAATTCATCACTTCTCGACACATTTGGCAGCGGCAACCTGTTTACTCGATAGTCATAATGCCGATATTCCATACCGTTCTCCTTCTAATAAAACCCTGCAAATGAGTAGCGCTGTTTTAGGGGATGGAACAGAAGTCTGGAATGGGCTCGGAGCAGCGAACTATCTAAATAGTCAGGGTATTGTGACTTCTTACCATAAAAATGGCTGGAAAACCTGGGGTAATCGGACGGCGGCTTATCCATCAAGTACAGATCCGAAAGACTCATTCCGTGCATGCCGTAGGATGTTTAATTGGGTATTAAATACGTTAATTGAAACCTATTGGTCAAAAATAGATGACCCGACAAATAAGCGTCTTATACAAAGTGTTGTTACCAGTGCCAATATTTGGCTTAACGGATTAACTGCAAATGAAAATATTGCCGGTGGTCGTGTGGTTTTCATTGAAAAAGAAAACGCTGTTACTGATTTAATGGATGGGATCCTCAGGTTTCATGTCTTCCTCACTCCCTTTTCACCGGCGAGAGAAATTGATTTTGTCATGGAATATGACCCTAATTATCTCAATAATTTATTCAGCTCATCAGCAAGTTAAGGGGCTACTATGCCGAATCAAATACCGGAAAGACTGATTAACTTTCGCGGTTATCGAGAGGGTAAATACATCATTGGTATCGCTGATGTGACACTTCCTTCAATTGAAGCGATTACCGAAACTCTAAGTGGTTCTGGCATCGCCGGTGAACTTGAAACCCCGGAGTTAGGGCATTTCAAATCGATGACCGTCTCCATCAAATGGCGGACGATAGCTAAAGAATCCATTATTCTTGGCTCTCAGAACTCCCATCAGGTGACATTTCGTGGTGCGATGCAGCTCTATGATGCGGGCACCGGAAAGTACAAAACCTCAGCTGTTGCCGTGGAAATGAAAATTATCCCGAAAAAAATAGCTCTGGGTAATTTACAACCTTCTAAACCAACAGAGGGCGAAAATGAGTTTGAAGTCATTTATCTAAAACTGAGCATCGACGGAGATGAGGTTTTAGAAATCGATAAACTCAATTTTATTTGTGCAATTAATGGTACCGATATCTTGCAAACTGTTCGTGAGGATTTGGGATATTAAAAATATGAAGATTAAATTATCAAAGCCCTATATTTTCGAAAAGAGGGAGCCGGTCCAGGAGATTGAACTCAACCTCGAACATTTGACCGGTAATGACTTTATCGCGGCGATAGAAATGCTTCAGGCTGAGGGATATGTATCTGTTTCGCCAAATCTTGATATGAAAGTTCAAGCCAACATTGTTGCCGCTGCGCTGGGCGAACCCATTGAGTATGTTTGCGGTTTACCCATGCCTGATTTTGCAAAAGTATGCCAACGGGTACAAACTTTTTTGCTCAAGTAGGTATTGATCCCCGCGGTGAGGCAATAGACGTACAACTGATGACCGCTGCCCGTTTTCTGTCCTGTTCAGAACCCTCCACCCCCATTAGCTACTGGCTTTCTTTACCGCTCCCCCGGCTGGTGAAGTGGATAGGTATCTGTAGCCACGAAACCTCTGGCAACCTCAGGCGGTGAAGCCCGTCAGGATGAATGACGATGTAGCTCAGATGTGCCTCTGCTCGGTCAATATTATTGACAGTAGGTATAGCGGCACATAATATTGTGTTAATAGTTCACACAGGGGGCGTTATGGCAAGAACAACCAGCGTGACGATTGGTGAGCAGCTTGACGCTTTCATCAATCGATTAATAGACAGCGGCCGATACGGTTCAACGAGTGAAGTTATGCGCTCTGCGTTGCGGTTACTCGAAAAACAAGAAATGAATGATGAAGTTGTCCGCCAGGCTGTCGTTGCCGGGCTGGAAAGTGGCGAAAGTCCGTTATCGCTGCGGGATATTGCGGAGCAAAGGAAGCTAAAGCATCGTGTATAAGCTCTCCGAAAGAGCAGCAGATGATTTCGCCGGAATTTATGACTACACACTGCTTAAATTCGGTGAGACTCAGGCAGATCACTATACGGATGCACTGGAAGCATTTTTTGATACGCTGGTTACAATGCCAGAGATTGGACGGGACTATTTTGTTGTTCCTGGTGTGATGCGCGTTGAGTTTCAGCGGCATACCATTTTTTATACTGTCCGTGATACGGATATATTGATTGTGCGTATTTTGCACCAACAGATGAACTACTCCCGCCATTTATATTAAAGAAAATAACCGGCCTGGCATGAAGTTTGCCCGCCGGTAGTCGAAAACAAATACCCATCAGAGGCCCTGACAGTTCACGCTGTTGGGGCTTTGTTATTTTAAGCATCCCTTAATACTCTCTTTCGGTATTCATATCTCGAATATCTCAACCAAGATAAGTGAGGCGAGCCGTGGTAGGGAAAAACTTTCAACTGGCGTTCGTGGTTGGCGGTAAGGTCGCCGCTTCTCTTCCCAAAAGTCTGGGTAAGGCTTCAGAGGCTGTTGCCAGACTGAATCAAGAACTGTCAGGGATCAGGCAACAGCAAGGCTCGGTAAAGAAACTTCAGGACATGAAACTCAAGGTCGGGCAGACCGCCAGGGAATATCACCAGGCGGCTGCTCGTGTTGAACAGCTACACCAGCAGATCAGTCAAACCGAATCGCCAACGCGCGCCTTGACGCGAGAGTTTGAACGGGCAAAGACGCAATCATCAAATTTGCGTGGTGCACTAAAGAAACAACGTCAGGAATTGGCCACGTTAAAGCGGGGATATGACGAAACCGATACCTCAGCGCGAAAGCTGGCATTACGCCACAAAGAGCTTGCCGCCCATGCTGAGAAAAATAGACTGGTGCAGTCCCGCAGCATTGAACAGGTTCACCGATATAAAGCCGCGTTAGATGAAGCACGACGCAATATACAAGACACCAAACGTGCGCAGGAAGCGCTAAATCAGGCGCTGGAACACCAACAGGCGCTGAAAGCGGCTGAACTGGGAGAAACCAAAGGAAAATTATTGTCTGCTGTCGCCCAGACCGCTGCGGTTGCGGGTGGCTCCATGCTGGCGGCGAATAAAGCGGCAAATTTTAACCGCGAAAATCAATTGATTGGTAACACCGCTGATATGTCATCACCTGAAATTAAAGCAATGGGCGATGCGATGTTAATAACGGCCCGACAAACCGGACAGTTCGCTGACGACATTCAGGCGGCACAAGGATATTTGGTCGCCGCGGGTCAGGACTATCGGGAAGCTCAGGCAAACCTCAAAACCATAGGCCGGACCGCGACAGCAACTGGAGCGGATATTCTTGATGTCTCAAAGGCTACGTTCATTCTCGGTGACGCTTTAAAAATCAATCCGCAAGAGATGCAGGCCGCCCTCGATATCTTGGTGCAGTCAGGTAAAGAGGGGAATTTTGAATTTAATGATATGGCGAAAACCTTGCCTGTTCTGGGTGCTCAATTCCAATCACTGAAAATGGGAGGCAAAGAAGCTGCGGCTACGATGGGGGCGGCCTTGCAGGTTGCACGAAAAGGGGCTTCAACGTCGGACGAAGCCGCTAATAATATGAAAAATTTCATGGGGAAAATTCTTTCTCCAGCCACGCTAAAAAGAGCAAAGAAAGACTTCGGCGTTGATATGTACGCCATTATCACCAAGGCGCAAAAAACCGGTAAAAATCCGTTCGAAACGGCTATGCAGTCCGTTATAAAAATGACCAAAGGAGGCGATCAAAAGTTAATTGGGCAGTTATTTGCTGATATGCAGGTACAAAATTTTGTTCGTCCAATGATCCAAAACTTCAAAGAATACGAGGCCATTAAGAAAAAAGCGTTATCCGCGACAGGAGTTATTGATCGTGATTTTGTCACCATGACAAAAGAGAATGCGCAACGACTTAAAGATCTGCGGATTGCTGCAGACACCGCCAGCAATAGTTTCGGTCAGGCATTACAGCCCGCAATGGAACAGGTGTTAGCTGTAGTGGTTCCTATGGTAACGGTGATGGCGGAATTTATTGCTAATAACCCTAACCTGGTGGCCCAGCTAACACTCATCACCGGTGCCATGCTGACGTTCAGAACCGCCATTCTGGCCTGTCGGGTGGCCATGTTGGCATTAGGGGTCGCCACTAAAATGACGCCATTGGGCTGGATACAAATCGCCATTATGGCGGCGGTTGCGGCCGGTATCGCTTTATATGAAAACTGGGGGGCAATTAAGGCGTATGCCATGGCGTTATGGTCAAAAATCAAAAGCGTAGGGGTAGAAGCGCTTGAAACGCTTAAATTCGCCTTTATGAATTTTACCCCTGTGGGCTGGCTAATCCAGGCATTTCAGGCAGGCAAAAGTTTTCTCATGTCTATCGACTGGAGCCAGCCAGGGCAGCAGATTATTCAGACGCTTATCGATGGCATCAAAGCAAAAGCCAATGCGTTAATTGATGAGGTCAAAGATATCTTTACCGAAGTCAGGGATTATCTCCCGTTTTCTGATGCCAGGCTGGGTCCCTTCTCAGAACTGACAAGATCAGGCGCAGCAATAATGGGGACGCTGGCTCAAGGGGTTAATAATTCGAACCGTCTTCAAACCGCCATTTTGGCAAAGTTCAATGACTCAATGGTCGCTGGTGGTATCAGTGATACGAACCAAATGGTCACGTCAGGAACGGCAGGCATGGCAGGAATAGGGTATGGCTCATCTATTACTTTTGCCCCAGTCATCCATCTGCCTCCGGGTAGCCCGGAGGAAAACAAAACCGCGGTTGAGCGGGGATTGAAAACGGCGTTAGATGAGTTTGAACGCAAAATGAAAGACATAACCTATCAAAATAGGCGACTAAGTTATGGCTAGTATCTATACAACAACGCAAGGGGACGCATGGGACCAGATAAGTTTTAAGGTCTATGGTGACGAGTTTCACACTCATTATCTTATCGACGCTAATACCGCTCATCGTTATGTCTCTGTGTTTTCTGGCGGCATCGAACTCAGAATCCCAGCGGTTGAAGCTAAATCTGAGGCAGAAGATCGCTTACCTCCGTGGAAAAGGCGGAAATAATGCTTAATACATCATTTAGTGTGCATTACGAAGGCAGAAATATCACTGCTGATATTGCTGAGGATGTGCTTTCCATATCCTACACTGATAACGAAGATGGCAAAGTTGATGATGTTTCTCTGCTGCTGAAAGATGATAGCCACAAATGGACCGGCCCCTGGATGCCTGAAAAGGGGGATCTCTTTCAAGCCGCTTTACTCCCCGATGGCATGGCGGCTTTGCATTTTGGTCAGGTACAAGTCGATGAGATATCAGCCAGCGGCCCGCCATCGGTTATCGCAATAAAAGGAGTATCAGTACCGATAAAGTCTGGTGTACGACGGCTCTTAAAAACTCGGGCATGGGAAAAAATCACCTACCAGGGCATTGCGCAAAAAATAGCGTGTTGTGCTGATTTAGCCTTCATATTTTTAGTCGATAGAGATGATAATCCGCATTATGAACGAGTAGACCAGACGGAAGAGAGTGATCTGTCTTTTTTGAATCGTTTGGCACAAGATGAGGGTTTTTCTTTAAAAGTCACTGACAGCCAGCTCGTTGTTTTCGAGCAAGCGATGTTTGAGGCAAAGCAACCGGTGGCACGGTTTACACTGGGTGAGGATGCAATAAAATCCTGGTCATTCAACAACCAATCCTATGATGTTTATAAAAGTTGTACCTGTAAGTACCGTATCCCCAAAAAGAAAAAATCAATCCACTACACTTATATTGATCCCGACATTGAAGATGGTCTCAATCTAAAAATCAGAAAGTTAGTGGCCAACCTGGCTGAAGCCAGGCGTAAAGCAAAAGCGGCCCTGCGCCGCAAAAATCGTTATCAATATACCGGGCATCTAACGCTGGTTGGTGATACCCGCCTGTGTGCTGGCGTCACAATAACCATTGGTGGTTTTGGCGGATATGACGGCAAATACATCATTGAAAAAGCCATTCACAGCTTAGACAACAACGGTTATACCACCGCGCTTGAACTGCGCCGAGTCATCATCGGGTACTAATATATGGATCTCGAACGTATTCTTTCCCAGCTCGTGAGAGTGGGCACGGTCACGTCTGTTGATGACCGTGCCGTTACTGCTCGGGTGACATTTGATGATCAGGATGATGTGGTCTCTCATAATCTTTCGGTTGTGGTTAAAAACACCTATACCAATGCCGATTACTGGATGCCTGATGTGAATGAGCAGGTGCTATGTCTTTTTCTACCGGTTGGTATTGAGCAAGGTTGGATCCTGGGGAGTTTTTACGATGAGGCTACATTGCCACCGGCAGCGAGCGGGGATCTCCGCACCGTTAAATTTGGCGATGGGACGATTATTTCTTATGACCGGTCACTGAAAAGTCTCACTGTCAATGCTGTTGGGGATATCAATGTCATCGCGGCAAATAACGTATTACTCCAAGCCAGTAAAGTCATTATTGATGCCCACGAGACGGAGATCACTGGCAATACGCTGATTAAGGGAAAGCTGACCTTCATTAACGGAATATCAGGCAGCGGTGGCAAGGGTAACACCATGGCGATTTCTGGCTCGGTTAAGGTAACCGGCGGTGATGTCATTGTTGATGGTATCGGTGCAAAATCTCATCATCACACAGCCCAGGGAGAGCGTGCGCCCACGACATCGGCCCAGAAATAAGGAGTCAATATATGTTGGTTGGATGTTTTGGCAATATCCCGTTTTTATCATCTTCCTTTGTTGTTCACACCTTTAATGATTTTAAACGTACCTCAACAGTTCGCCTGGCTCAACATGATGTTATTGGCTTGAAGCCACAACTGGAGCTTATCGGCCCAGCGTTAGACAAAGTAGACTTTATGCTGCGTTTAGACACGTCCTTAGGGGTCAGGCCGCTATTGTCTCTCAACGCGTTACGATTGTTAAAAAACACAGCAGAATCAAATCCTTTGCTAGTCGGCACTCAATATATTGGCAATTTTATCCTGACCAATATTTCAGAGAACTGGCGCTATTTTGGACCACATGGCACACCACGAGTGATCATGGTATCGGTGAGTCTGCTGGAAAGTGGGAGCGCATGGCTGAATGACACGGTAGTGAGCATCAATGAGGGGTTTAAATCCGGCTTCAAATAGCAGGTGGTTTATGAGCATAAAGTTAGAGGTGATGGCATCACAACATCTGCGGATAAATTGGTCACCGTTAACCTTGGTTGAAGAGGTCATGCAGAATGTGGCCATGATTATTTCAACATCGGTGGGCACCGTTCCTTATAACCGACAACTCGGTATATCCGGTGAGGCTATTGATGCCCCGCCACTTATCGCTCGTGCGGCAATAACCCGGGAAATTATTCAAAAAATTGCCAGATACGAACCACGGGCACTTATCCACGAAATCAGCTTTGTCGATGCAGTGAATACGGAAACTGACATCGTTGTCCCAAAACTTATCATAGGAGTTAAACCATGATCCCGCGCGGGCGTTTGCCGCCCATCAGTTTTGCTGAAAAATCCCCAGCCAATATTGTTGCGAATGCGGTCTCAGTATTCGAAAAGTTGTCGGACACGCAACTGGCGCCAGCGGATCCACGACGTGTATTTATTGAGTCATTATGCGCGATCATTGTTCAGCAACGGGTGGTTATTGATTTTGCAGCCAGGCAAAACTTATTGAGTTATGCCACGCAAGAGTACCTCGATGCCTTAGGCTATTTATTGAACGTCAAACGCTTGGCTAGCCAATCATCAATGACGACGATGAGATTGGCACTTTCTGCCGTTCAACCGGGTGTGTATATCATTCCGATAGGGACGCAATTTACCAATGGAACGCACCTATTTGAATCAACTGAATTGCTGCAAATTCCCAGCGGTACATTAGTGGGTGATGTCAAAGTTAAAGCATTAGTTCCAGGAACTGCTTCAAATGGCTTATTGCCGGGGCGAATCAATACTCTGGTCACGCCATTACCCTTTGTTACCTCGGTGAGCAACAACTCGACGACATCTGGTGGTGCCGATATTGAAGATGATGAAAATTTTGCTGAGCGCATTCATTTAGCGCCAGATTCATTCTCCGTGGCAGGCCCGGAAGAGGCTTACAGGTATTGGACACGGACCGCTAACCAGCTTATTAGGTCTGTTTCTGTTATTAGTCCTTCCCCTGGCGTTGTTGAAGTGCGTCCGTTATTGCTGAATGGGGATTTGCCATCTGAAGATATCTTGCTTGAAGTCCGTGATGTGTTGAACGCGACGTCTATTCGTCCTCTTACTGACTACGTAAAAGTACTTTTACCCAAAATTATCTCATACCAGTTAAATGTCGATTATTGGATAAGTAAAACCAATAAGAATTTGGCTGTTGAAATCCAGTCCCGAGCAGCAGCGGCAATAGACGAATTTATATTATGGCAGCGGTCGAAGCAGGGGCGTGATATTAATCCTGACCAATTAACGGCATTGCTGAATAATGCGGGTGTTAAACGAGCAAAAATCAGGAGTCCAGAGTTCACCGTTATAGATAAGACAGAAGTTGCTCATGAGACTCAGGTCAGGGTTAAATTCATGGGGGTAGAGGATGATTGATCTCACTTCAGTCAGTCTCATAGACGTTTTGCCCGATAGCTTAAAAGGTGATCCCGTTGTTATGGCAATGGCTGCCGCTCTAGATAAGGAACTCACTGAGATAACAAAACTGGTCACACTTCCCACGCTTTATTGTCGAATTGACGAACTGGACTCGCAAACACTGGACCACTTAGCCTGGCAATTCAACGCGGATACCTGGCGCAGAAGTTGGCATCTTCAGCTAAAAAGGTCGGTTATCAAATCCATTATTATGAATAAACGCAAGAAGGGAACTCGCTGGGCGGTAGAAGATGCTGTCAGTAGTTTGGGGGGAGCGGCCACTGTTGTTGAGTGGTGGGAAACAACGCCTCCTGGAGAGCCACATACCTTTACTGTCACGTCGACCGTTAACCATTTTGCGGGGCAGGTACCACCGGGTGACATGCTTGATGATATAAATCGGCGAATTACGGCAATTAAACCTGCCCGTTCACATTACACGTTTAATCAGGCTATTTCGGTAACCGGTAATGTTGTGCTGGTGGGTGGTTTTAAATCCTTCACCTATCGGCGTCTGTCGGCTCGAGCAGTCTAACAGACTGATTTGATCAATCAGCGATAGCCGCCAGATGTTAAGTGCTCCTTAGTTATATCGAATCTTATATATTGCAGGGTTAATTATGTCTGATATGGTTATTACCATCACCGACGCAGGTCGTCGGGCGATTATTAACGCCTCGAATACCGGCAGCGCCCCGGTTTTAATTTCGGCTATTGGGGTGGGGACTCAAAGATATGTACCCAACCCCGAACAAACAGCATTGAAATCTGAGTTAAAAAGAATAATGACATTTGGTGGCTCAATAGTCGCACCCGGCACGATCCACATATCAGTTAAAGACGACTCAACGGATGTTTATCAACTCTATGAGTTCGGGTTATATACCGATAAAGGCACTTTGTTCGCGGTATATTCTCAGGCATCGCCTATTGTCGATAAAACTGCATCGTCGATCATGTTGCTGTCGGTCGATATTGTCCTTCAGACACCAGATGCAGCCAATATTAAATTTGGTGATATTGAGTTTATCAATCCTCCGGCGACTGAACAGATTGCTGGGGTTGCAAAATTAGCCACATTTGCTGAAGCGAAAGCAGGATTAGAGCCTCAAAAAATACTCACGCCGAAGATTGCTGCCGGAACTTATATTTCAATTGAGAAATGCCTGGGCGAAATAAAAAAATTGGGAACGCGTGCCGTAAACACGACGCTTTCAAATATTGGTGCTCTACCGGTTATGGGGACGGCAGTATCAGCCAAAAGACTTGCATTCTCTCGTCGAATTTCTGGTGTGGCTTTTGACGGAACCAGAGATATCATGCTTACAGCGAAAGATGTGAAAGCATTACCGGTAAATGGTACTGCTGATGCGGCCAAAAGACTTGCATCTTCCCGTCAAATTGCGGGTGTGTCCTTTGATGGAACCAGAGATATCAGGCTTTCGGCGAGAGATGTGAATGCGTTACCGGCGAATGGCACGGCAGATGCGGCCAAAAAGCTTGCATTCTCCCGCCAAATTTCTGGCGTGTCCTTTGACGGAACCAGAGATATCCGGCTTTCAGCGAGAGATGTTAATGCGTTACCGGCAAATGGCACTGCAGATGCGGCCAAAAGACTTGCATTCTCTCGCCGAATTTCTGGCGTGCCCTTTGACGGAACCAGAGATATCCGGCTTACAGCGAGAGATGTGAATGCGTTACCAGCGAATGGCACTGCAGATGCAGCTAAAAAACTGGCTATCCCACGAAGAATTGCTGGTGTGCTCTTTGATGGCACAACAGATATCAATCTGGGCTTCGGGGGGGGGGGCATCAAAGGCAGAGAACGGCTGGTACAGCGATACGGCAACAGGACTTATTATACAGTGGTGTACTGGTCCCGGCGTTATTTATGAAACGCTTAATATAATAACTTCTTTTCCAATTCCCTTTCCGTCGGCTTGTCTTATCGCTTTTGTATCGACTAAAAACTCAGCACAACATGCAGGGAATGACTTGTGGTTCCAAGTGGTTGACTGGGATGTAAAGCATGTCAGATGTGTATTGAACCGTTCAAGTCAGGGTACAACGTATACGGAACTTTACCCGCAGATCTTTGCTATTGGTTTTTAGGAGGATGGATAATGTACTGTTTTTCAGCTAAAAAATGCTGTTTTTATCCCTCAGAGTTATTGAGTGTCTACGCTAAAGCCGGAACATTGCCGGATGATTTGGTCGATATCGATGATGATATTTATATTCAATTTACTCAACGACCCCCAATGGGGAAAATGCGTGGTACTGATAATAAGGGAATGCCTGTATGGATAGATATTCCTGCATCTCCAGCCTTGACTCATGATGAGCTGGCTACAATGGCTCGCTGTTATCGCGATGAGTTTATTGCTGCGACAGATCGACTCATGATAAGTGACTATTGCATTAATGATGAACCATTAGCTGAATATCAACGCAATGAGTTAATGACTACCCGTGCTGCCTATCGGACATGGCCAACATCATTCGGTTGGCCGCTGATTGAATTGCCCGAGTTGCCCCAGTGGCTACTCATTGAAGCAGTAAATCAAGGTTATCGAGTTCCTGTCTGGCCAATCTGATAATAATCTTCACGTTTTCTTTATGGGAGTGAGCCATTCTTGTATAGCTGTAAAGTGATACTCTTTTTCGCGATTTTTGCAAAATCTCTTTGAGCGTTTGCTTATCCTCCGAAGTATCGCCCAGCACAGTTAATCCATCAGCACCAGCAAACCTTACTTTTAAGACGTTCTAGCCAAACTGCTTACTGAGCCATTTATCCAATTCTTCTTCCTGCGCACCAGTATATTCAGTGGGAAATGCTTAGTAATCAACTTATCTTTTACACATAGTGAACAGTACAAATAGTTCTGCATAAGGTTCAGGATAAACATAAACTAGACGTCATTCGGGTATAAAGATAGAATATCACCACGCAGAAACAAGGAGATAATGCGGTGACAGAATCTGAAATGGAAAAAAAATTGTTAGATAACGGTTTTACTGACAAGAATATCGTGCACATGCGGAAAATAATTTCGCGTGATAACACGCAGAAAGAAACTTATTCCAGTTTACTCAAAGATTTAAAAAAAAGGTTTATGGGAGGGTGTTTGATTTGTGCGATTTTATTTATCCCTCTTGTTACTATGATTTTTAATGATTATACATCTGATGAGATATTTAGTTATCTTGTCGCCCTGATTTTTGGCTTGTATATAACTTATTATATAACGCCACTGAACTTGGCATGGAAATCATACAGATATCTTTCCAATAAGGAGGAGTAATCCTCCTTGCTGTCTATTTTTTTTCGTACTCTGAATTATCATCTAGATAGGTGCTACCGATAACTCTTATTTTATTTGTGGCTTTAATACCTTGTATGGCAAGAGCAGGCTTACCCATGCTGCTTATTTTTCTATAATAATCAGATGGTATATATTTATATAATCGCCATGCATCTGGTTTTAATGACAATTTAATGACTCCATAGAAGGAGGTAGTTAAATCTGCTGCATAATAGGCCAGCATACCGGTTTTCCTTTCGAATCCAAAAAATTCAGCCGTGCCCATATAAGCATCTTGCATAAAACCAGTAGCATTTTTATTGCCTCTTAACCGTTGTACCCCCTCGGATATACTGCTTGCTCCATTTAATATCAAATGAGCACCGACGATTGTACCAACAATGTTTCCCGAAGCCATTGAGCCAAGGAGGATTCCACCTCCGGCGACCATTTGTAAACCGCCAACAATTACAGCTATTCCATCAATAACATAGCCGATAATTTTTTCATGCTCTTGAATTTTAGCGGATATATATACCTTCGCCTGTTTTAATGAGAGCATACTGTCTTGACTGGAAAGGTAATAGCATTCCATTTTCAAGTTCTCTATTCCTTCCTTGCACTCACTGTCTGTTCTGGCGTTCCGTATAAAAGTAAGATTTTTTTGTGCAAACTCTTTGATATCACTCTCAAACTTCGTCCTCAAGAAAGCATCTTTTATATTATTAAACGAAATTCTTCTTGAGAGGTTTATTAAATTATCAGCCTCTATTTTTGCCATTGCATAAAAATAGTTATTATTTCTTGCTTGCAAGCTTAAACCAATATCCATTTGCTCACTCCTTTCTTATGGGTAATCTGACGAAGTATTATATCTATAGATTGGATAAATTTCTTTATGCACTCTATGGTTTTAGGATTATCGCCCTATAAGATAGAGTATATTCAGATGTTTCTTGATGCATTTTACCCTTTGATGGTAAGGCTAACATTGCATGTTTTTTACAAAAAAACGCTACATAAATTAACTGCGCCCCATAAAGTTAGATACCAACTGAGTAAGGTGAAATTTTTCATAGCGAAGCCAAAGTATTATCTTGAACAAGACGGGCTGTAGTCAATCCAGAATTCTTTACTAGTATATTTTAATACAATATTTGCAATAAGATTTTTGCAAGAGGGAATTAAATAATATTAGCGAAAAAATAATTAAAATATATATTTACCGTCACGAGAGTCATCTCTTAAAAAGAAAGAAAATACCAAGCTATAAAAATAGTCAATAATACATTTTATAAAAAAATAATTTAAATCCATCTGATATAGAAGCATAGCTCATTGCCATGTGATAATAGTACACTCAACTTACACTGTTTATCACAACTAACCCACTGATCGAGTAGCGGAGAATGCAATGTGGCCGGTTTGCAGGGCTGATGGGGAAAGATACCACAAAAATACATTACATCTTGCTGAATACTGCACATCAGGTAGGTGAAGGGAGGGGGCATAAAATAGTTGTTGTGAAAGTTACTTTTAATCCCTTGTGTTTTCTTCACCATATCCTTAGATCTTATTTTCTAACTTGTTGATCTATATGATGCAGTTAAATACTTGGTTTGGTGAAATAAAATTTATACTAATGAAAAAAATAGATATTAACCGCGTTTTAAAATCCCTCGGCTTATGGCTGTGCGGGTTCAAGTCCCGCCCCGGGCACCATGGAAAATATTCTAAGTAAAACAAAGTAGTATGAGTACGTCGTTAACCGCCGAGAGGCGGTTTTTTTGTGCCTGAGATTTGGCAAGTGGCAGCAAAATGGCAGCAGGGTGGCAGCATCGTTTTTTTGCTGCCATAAAAATCCCGCAAAAGCGGGATGAGAGTAGGGCGGATAAATTTATTTTCAGCCGTCAGAACATCACCACCTGGCCGCCGGTTTGCGGGTGTGGCATCACCGGGTTAATCTCGCCGGGCTTTGATATTGAGCGCATAAAACTTTCCATCGTCACAAAGGTATGACCGCAATTCACATTAATGCATTGGTGATAGCGTTCTTTGGTTTCGATGGTGATTTGGCTACTACTGCGGGTATGGGCTGCGCTGAGGCATAAAGGTCAATTGAACATGATCCGGACTCCGGTATCATCCCGACTAAGGTCGGTGTTAATGATAATTATGCGTGATTATTGATTAAAAATCATCATTCCATATCCAAATCATCTATTTTCACCTCTAATTCCAGCGCGGTAGTAAAGCCGCTGTCACTCACGGAATGGGTCACAGTGACCAGCATCCAATCAGCTTCATCAATCTGTTTTTTGAATCCGGTCACTTTAACCGGCACTTCGGGATAGAGATCCGCGCGCCCCCTGGCAAGCTGAATAGAGAATTTCGCCGCACCCCGTTGCAGCCGTTCCCAATTGGATTTAGCCGCCCGCTGTGCATTGTGTTTGTTGGCGTAAGTGGTGCGTAAGGTCAGCACATTCTCATCGGTGCCTATCAGGTATTCGCCTTGTTTTTCTTCTGGCTGTTTGGGCTTGGCGGTACTGGTCGCCTTACGCTTGCGCTTACGTTTTACCTTAACCACCGGTTTTTCGGTGGTGCGGGTATTCAGCCAGTTAGCCACCACGCCGGTATAAGCGCCCCGGTCAGCCATACTAAATTGATGGCCGTCGCCCAGGCTGCGGATAATAGTCATCACCGGAATCGATTTACCGCTGGCGGTTTTCGCCTGACCTTGTTTGATAAATAACAGATTGCCCTTTTTTACGGCGGCAATAGCGCCATATTGTTTCGCCAGTCGGGTAATGAAATTGCCGTCTGATTCGTTGGTTTGGTCTATATGGTCGACGGATAAATCAGACATGGCCTTATTTAAGGTTGGGGTGAGTTTATTGCGCCCGGCAATTATCTTAATAATGCCGCCAATGGTGGTTTTATGGTAAGACTGATCACGGCGAATATTGAGCGTTTCCCGAAAATCCGCACTGCGGGCGCGAATCGTCAGCTTATCCGGTGCGCCGCTGTGCTCTATTTCATCCACGGTGAATATGCCTTTATCAATCAGCGCCGCCCCTTGCCAACCTAACGCAACGGCTATTTTAGCCCCTCGGCGTGGCAGCACTAATTTACCGTCTGAATCATCCAGTTCAATATCAAGCTGGTCGGCCTCAAAACTGCGATTATCGGTCAAAGTTAATGACATCAACCGCTTTTTAATACCGCCACTTTTATCGATACCATCCACGGTAATAACATAATCCGGCGCGTTATGGCCGTTACTGGACAGGATATTGATCATGATAATAACCCGCTGGCGGTGTCAGAGATTTGCGCGGCGATATCATCAAATTGCTGGGATAAATCACCAAACATTTCTTTTAAGGATTCATCGGTGCGTTTTAATGTCAGCGTGAATTCAATTTTCCGCGCAGATCCGTCACTGAAAAACAGACTTTTGGTACGGCTCAGGCTCTCAATCACAAACATGCCGTGGATCGCCCCGTTCCCCTCAATCAATGACCAGGCCTTGCCGGTATCAGCCATCAACTGCAAGGCCATCAACGAGGCTTTACCGCCAGTCAGTTCGGGGTACAGCACGCCGGATAAGGTAATCGATTCTTCATCTGGCCCTAAAAATTGGCTAACCGGCCGCAAGCCGATGCGCGGATTGGACGGGTGACGCCATGCCATTTGGTGCTGAAAATCTTGATAAGGGACGGTTTGCAACATAAATACAAACATCCCTAATGCCATCATCATATTAGTGCTCCTTAGTCGTCATGGTCTTGATAGCTGCGGTTTGATTTACTTTGCGTCTGGCGGTTATGAGCCGCTAATTGGCGGGCTACCTCGCGCGCGATATCCTGCGCATCATGCTGTGGTAACGGGTAAATATTGATAATGGGCGCGCCATTAGTGGTTTGATTTTGCTGATGGTTGCTGGTCTGGCCGCCGCCGTTACTGCGGTACTGTGCCGCCGGTAAGCTGTAGGGATGCAGCGGCGCAGCGGCGGCCTGATAGCCACTAAAGAGCATGGAGGCAGCAACCGCCATAGCCGCCGTATTACGGCGGCCGGTGACCTGTGCCGGGCCGTTGATGATTTCAGGGCCGTGCTCACCGACCACGCCAAATTTACCCAACGGGATGTCACCACCGTTATCATATTCACCGGTATATTTCGCGGCGATATCAGCGGCACTGTTGCCCTTGGGTGCGGGCTTCCATGTGATACCGTACTTAGCTGCGACGGTGGCGATGGCCGGATTAGTTTGTGCCAGTTCGCGGGTTTTCTCGGAGCGCTGTTTTACTTCATCCAGTTTTTCCAGCACCCACTTAATGGATGAGATCAGCGCCTTGAGGGGGGTCATTGCCAAATCAATGCCATCAGCCAGAAACTGACCGAAAGATTTACCCGCATCGGCGGCGCTGTTTAAATCGGCGGTGGTCGATTGCACTGGCTCCAGTAACTTTTTAAACCAATTCCACACGTTTTTAACTGCATCACCAATCCAGTCAAACACCGGCCCTAGCGGCTTAAGTGCCTCTCTAATCGGTGCGGCGGCTTGCATAAAGCCATCCACCACGCCGCCGAGAAATGACTTAATCGGATTCCAATACTTGTAAATCAACAGGCCAGCGCCCGCGATAGCCGCACCAATCAGGCCGATAGGACTAATTAAGATCCCGAACATGCCCCCTAAGCCGCCAAGAGCAAAACGCAGGAATTTAAGCGGGGATTTAGCCAGCCAGCTAATACCATTACCCAACATTTTAAAACCGCTGATACCGGATTTAACCGGCGAACGCACCACATTAACCAGACCATTCCCCAGCCCTTTAAGGGTGGCAATCGCCGACTGACCGCCATTTTTAGACAGTGTGAGCAGTGAGCGGCTAAACGTGCCAATCTGACGCGTGGTTATCGGGGTGGTGCTCGCCAGTTTGGACATACCCAACGACAGGCGCGGCAGTAAGCGGATACCTAATACCGAGGTGGTAAAACGCAGTAGCGCAAACGGCCCCAAAATACCCACGGCAGCGATAGCCAGCGCGCCAAATGCGGCGGTAGTGATAGCCACTACGGTACCTATCTTCACTATCGCGGTACTGACCTGCGGGTGTGCTTTCAGGAATTCAGCCACACCGTGCATAAACTCGCTGATCCCTTTGGCGGCAGAGCGTAACCAATCATTATTTTTCTCAAATAATTCAACGCTGATATTCTCCATCGCCGCATGCAGAATGGTCATATCACCTTTGAGGTTATCCAGCATAGTTAACGCTACCCGCGCCGCCTCGCCATCATATTCACCGGGCTGACCGCGCATCTTATCTAGCGAGCCATTACCGGCGGCGTGCATTAGCACACCAAAACCGGTTACAGCATATTGTCCGGCGATGCTCTTAAAGATAGCCCCGCGCTCAACGTTACCCATTTTTGCGGTTTTCTCATTGATATCTTTGAGGATATCAACCAGATCGCGCATATTGCCGTTTTTATCGGCCGTCTTAACCCCTAAATCTTTAACGGTACTGGAGCCACCAATACGGCTTAAAATGCTGCGCATAGTGGTACCGGCCTGACTGCCCTGAATACCGGCACTGCCCAGCATGGCGGTGGACGCTGCGACGGTTTCCAAGCTCTGACCGTATTCGCGCCCAACGCCGCCAGAATACTTCATGGATTCGCCCAGCATCGGGATATCCACGTTATTCCGGGTAAACAGGGCGGTGAGCACATCGGCCACCCGATCCATTTTCTCCGCCGGTATACCCATCGCGGTTTGAATATTTGACGCGATATCGGCGGTGGTACCCAAATCGATATCACCGGCCGCCGCCAAATTCAACATACCAGGCATCGCCCCAACAACCTGTTTAGGGCTGTAGCCAGTGCGGCCAAGGTAATATTGGCCCTCGGCAACTTGCAGATCAGTAAATTTAGAGGACAGCGGCAAGGTGCGGGCCTGATGGCGCATAGCTTGCATTTCAGGCGAGTTCTTATCTTGAATGCGGGTTACCGCTTGGGTGCCGCTCATCATGGCGTCAAATTCATAGCCAACATGCAAGGCGTTCTCAATCCCACGGCCCATCGCGCGGCCAGTGGATAGCGAGGTGTAACCCAGTCCGGCGGCAATGGCTTTGCGCTGATTGCTACTATCAAAGCGGTTACGGGCGGCACTGAGGCGCTGTTGTTGCTGGGCTTGCTGTTCTAACCGGCGCTGCTGTGCAGTCAGTGCGGCGGTGGTGCTGGTGATATTGGCCTTAAGGGATCGCTGTGCCTGACCTAATCGATTGGTGGCAATGCCGCTGCTTTGTAATGCGGTGCGCTGGCTATGCAGCGCGGTACGTAAGTCATTGTATTTTTGTTTTAGTTTGGCGGCCTCTTCACTGGCGCGCTTAAACTCTTTGGCCTGTTTCGCCGTCGGTGCGGCACTGTTTTTTAATTCGGTTGCAAGCTGGCGCGCTTTATCACGGGCAGCAGCCAGCGCCTGAGCAGTGCCATTAATCGCCGCTTTATTCTTACGAAAACCCTCAATTTTGCCAGATTGTGCATCCAGTTGTTTGAGTTGGTCTTTCGTCGCTTTAATGGACGCGGCCAGCGTTTTATTGCTGGCCAACATAGATTTAAATGGCTTGGTAACTTTATCAATGGCACTTAAAGAAACCTGCAAGCGGAGGTTCTTATCACTCATCACTGCCCCCGTTACGGATAATGGCCTTATGTCGCCACTCTAAAAGCTCGCCGATGGTCATCGGATCGGTGGCGGATGGCGGCCAGTGAAAGGTGACCGCGATATCAGCCACCAAATCATCAACCGTTAGGCACTCAGGTAGTCGGACTTGACCGAGTTCGGCAAGAAAAAAATCGCCAGCGCCTGAGACAGCGCGTAAATATCCGCCGTATCAAGATTGCTGATTTCTGGCACGGTCAGATTGGGGGTAGTGATACGCGGCAGCACCCGGATCAGCGCGTCAACATCGGTATCTAACAGCGCTTGCAACTTGGCCCCACGCAACGCGCCAGCGGTGGGTTTATTCACCGTCACTTCGGTAATGGTGGTATTCCCCCGGACGATAGGCACATCCAGCGTGATCACATTAAATTGGGGTTCAGTCGTGTCTTTTTTCATAATAATTATCCGATTAAAAGTTAGGAGGTTTGCCCCCGAGTGCGACGGGGCGACTGTTCCTACGGGCGCTCCGGCGGCCTAAGCCGCTACGACCCGAACGGAACATTTCCCCATCGATTGGGCTATCGCGACTCGTCATCCACTCTCTGATGGGGAGATGTTACAAACCAATATTACGGCGGTGGGCTTCCAGCATATCGACGCCGTTGACCCTTTCGACCATATTCACAATGTCGATTTCAATCAGCACTTCACCGTCCCACGTCAATTTGTAGTAGGTGCATTTGGTGGTGATTTTGGTGGTGGTGTTATCACCCTGTTTACTGTCACCGCCGTCGATATCCTCATGACGGCCACGCAACACAATCTCTACGGCGTGGGTTTCGCCGGTATCGTCGCGCTGGTAGGAACCGGCAAATCGCAACATCACACCATCGACTTTGGTCACCCCCCACTGGCGGTAAATCTCGGACTCAATGCCACCTAACGTCCAGTCAACATCCAGCGCGCCATCAGCCAGCCCCAAATCAACCTTGGCGCTGCCGTTCATGCCGCCACCGCGAAAATCTTCAAATTTGCGGTTTAATTTTGGCAAGGTGATGGATTCAACCACCCCTTGATAACTGTTCCCGTTATTAAACACATTCAGGAACTTAAGTTTGCGTGGTAATGCCATAAGTTAAGCTCCTTAGCTGTTAACGGCGGCGGCGAAATTAGCCAGATAACGATCGGTAATGCGCTGACGCAGGGTTAAATCTTCCAGCGGTGGCACCGGCGTATAGTCGTAATCAATAAACAGACGGCCCGCTTTGAGGGTGGTTTTATCGTTCACGCTATCGTCATACCAGCAATCGCCATCAATCAGATAACCGAATGATTTCAGCTCGCGCATTTTGGCGCGAATGCCCTCAATAATGTCTTTTGCCAGTGACGGGGTAAGCGGCTTATCGTTGGCCCACATATGGGCCTCGGCCATCGTGTCAGCCAGTACCTGTGCGGTGCGGGTGTAGTTCTCAAAGGCAAACAGCGGATCATCAGAACAAGAGCGGGAACCCCAAAAGCGGTAACCGTCTTTGCGGATCAGGGTGGTGACGTCTTTACTGTTAAGCAAATTGGCATCGGTGGCGCTGTTTTGCAGATCCCAAAACACATCGGCGCTGATACCGGTGACGCCATTCACCCCGACGTTAGACAAGGATTTATGCCAGCCCACATCATTATCAATCTTGGCGCGCAAGCCCAAGGCGCGGGCGGTAGCGTAAGCGGTGGTTTCAGCATTGGTCACCGTATCCCAGCTAAGGAAATCCGGCCAAATCACCATCGCTTCGCGCTGGCTAAAATGCTCGCGGTATTTGATGGCCTCTTCTTTGGTTTGGCAGTCGTAGGCGCTGATATAGGCAAAGGCGCGTAAATCCTGCGCAATGGCCAGCAGCGCGGTGGACACGTCTTTGGTGTCATGACCTGGCCCCCCCAAAATACGCGGTTTAACGTCAAACTTACCCTGCGCGGCTAACAGCGCTTTCATGCCGGTGTAGCGGCCATCCGGTGTGGCACCACCAATAATATTGGACGTGCTTTCAGCTTCGGTTTCCCCTTGTGCCACACGGACAACCACGGTCAGCGGCTTGGTTTGGTCGCTGATGGCCTCCAGCGCGTGGGCTAAGGTGCCGCTTTCACCGGCTTGGCCACTGGCGGCCAATACATTGGTAAGTAATACCGGGGTATTGAGTGGAAATACGGTAGCGTCAGCATCATCGGAGGTACAGACCATCCCGACCACCGCCGTACTGACAGTGCGGATCGGGCGAGTGCCTTCGTTAATTTCAATGACGCGCACACCGTGGTGGTAATCGGTTGCAGACATGCGGTTTTCTCCGGTTAAGCGTTCATTCGCTATGATGCCGGATACAATGATGCCGGATAATTACGCGCGGGGCAGTGGGTGGGGGTTGTGTGAGGGATGGCACAATGGAAAGCCCCGAGATCGGGGCAGGGAAAATAAGGTTACTGCGATAATTCAGGCCATGCGATACCAGGAGCAGTCGAGACGTCTAATTGCTTAAGTGCTATAACGTATTTTTTCAGTTTGATCAAACGCGCCGTACCCTCATCGTCAATAATTCCCAGCATCAGGTCAGTTTGCAGTGCGGTTAGTTCGTCCTGAATCAACCAGATTCTACGGCTGCGCTCCCTTTCCGCTTCGGCAACCTGCATTTCTTGCAACCAAACCGGATTTACCACGATGGCGTTTTTTGCTTTATTGAACTGCCAAGCCTCGATAAAACGCTGGTCTGGCAAGTCTTCACGCAAGATTTTTAGCCAAGGCCCATCATGGGTAAATGCATCTAAATATTGTTGTGTGGCAAAATTGGCCACCGTCATTCCGCGCCCACTCTCATTCTCAAACACGACAACATAAATATTGTCGTATCCGTCATTGTCTGACAGCGCTTGATTAATCAATTGTTCCATTTTTTATTCCTTACGGGCCAACGACGATAACGTAAAATTCAGGCCAATCTCTCCCGCCATAACTCGTCCCGCCATCTTCTGCGTTCTGTACGCTGAATGAGTTAGGGCTTCTATTCCAAATGTTCGCCGAGTGGGCATTTTGTGCGCCATATTGTGAACCGCCATTAATGCCAACCGTAACAGCGTATGCACCGTTTGACGTTGACATGACAAAGTTATAGCCGCCCACGTTAGTTCGGTTTATCGCGGCAAAACCAAATGAGCTAATGATTGTGCCGTTTCCTTGCAATGCCGCCCATGCCCTGACTCGGTGGTCTGTACGGTTAGCCAGATAGGTAGATAGGTGGCCACCCCACACAGGGCCGTAGACGTTACCGTTAGCCTCTAACCATGCGGCAGTATTGCCAGCATAAACCGTTCCTTCAGCTATAATTCCAGAGGCTTTTAAAACACCGCCAGCCGTAAGTGTTTTCTGTATGAATACATCACCACTGGCTTTGCTGATATGAAGAGTAATACCGATCCCTTCAGTAACAACTCTAAAAGCCCCCGCTGAATCGATGTCAATATATGCGGCTTGTATATTGTCCTTATCATAAAGATTTATCTCACCCCCTTCTGGCGAACCGGGAAGCGGAAACACCTGCAAGCCCTTTGAACCTAAGATGCCGGGTAACTGAATGTTGGTATCGGTGGCATCAATGAATGGCAACGAAATATCTTTAGTGCCATCAAAATCGACACCGCCAATTTTTCTTGCGGTTGCCAGTTTTGTCGCAGCGGCTGCGGTTCCGTCAGCAGGTAGCGCTCCGACATCCCCGGCTGCAATAGCAATATCTGCCGTGCCATCAAATAACTTGCCCGCAATCTTTCGTTTTGCTTCCAGTTTCTTGGCCGCCGCCGCTGTTCCATCAACAGGTAGCGCCCCGATATTGGAAAGAGCGCTGGTTACTGCGGCTGCGCCCGCTGCTTTAATTTCCGCTAAGTTACTGGCTATCTTTAAATATTGTTTGTGTGGGTCTGGCGCTTTGACATGCTTATCAAGCAAGTTATCGGCATAGGCTTTAACCTCAATAGCGTTATCATCAACATACTTACGCGTAGCCAGCACCACCGACGGATCAATTTTCAGCGTCACCGCCTCGGTACTACTGACAATCAGCACCATGCGCACGGTTTGCGTGCGGCCGCTGCCCTCTTGTAACTGTGGCTTATAGGTGTCCGGGCAATTGGCAATGGCGATCAGAATGCCGTCTTTATCAAACAAACCGACTTCACGTATCCACCACCCGCCGTCCGTTTCGGGGATCACTTGTTCGGCGATGATCTGGCTACCGTTGGCCTCATCAATACTTAATGAGTTCAGGGCCGCGCGGCGCTTCTCACCAATAAGCTGCGTTTGTGCCGGGTTCGGGGTGGGCAAGATGCCACCACCATCACCCACGGCCATGTGTGTAATCTGTAATGGGGTACCGAGCGCGGCCGCATTTGCCAGTTTGGCCGCCCCTAAATTGGTCAGTAGTGCAAAATATTTCGCTGTCATGGGTTCACTCTCATATCATCAATCAGATGCACAACACCGCCGGTATAGTTCTGGCCGGTCACGGTAAGGATTTCAGGTAAATAGGGGTAAATGGTCAGCTCATCACCGCTGTAACTGGCGGCGGCGATAGTCAGCGGGCCGCTGCTGTCGAGATTGATAGACAGGCCGACTAAATGACGGCTGCACGGCTTGGCATCGTCGATTAGCCGCTCCAACTCTTGATACATTTCTTCGGTAATGCCGGTTTCCAGCACGCCGACATCCAGACGAAAGGTGCCGGGTGTCTCGTTGGTCTTCCACCACTCAATCACCTTAATCAGATAGCCGAGCGGCTCCACCACGCGCCGAATCGCGCCGATGGTGCCTTTGCGTTTATGGACGGTGTAGGAGGCGTTGACCACCGCGCGTTTGGTGGCTTCCGGCCAGTGCTCATCCCAGCGATCCACTGACCACGCCCACGCCAAATAAGGCAGTAATACCAGCGGGCAGGTGTCGGCGTTCCATAACTGGCGCAACGGCACGTCAATGCTAGCCATGCGCGCACAGGCTTGGGCGGCGGCGATCTCCAGCGGGGTAGAGCCAACCGGCAATAAGCGCTTATTCATCGGAGCCACCCGCCGTCAGGCTATAACCGGTGCAATGGGCGGCTTGCGTTCTGTCCAGTACCACATCAATCAGCGGGGCGGCCAACTCCACCCGCTGCACCCCCTCAACATGCAAAGCGGCATAAATCGCGGAAAGGCGAATATCGCGCCCTAACCGGCGCTGCGTGCTGATGTAGCTTTGTAATCGGGCTTCGGCTGCCGCCCGAATGGGTTCGCCTTCCGGCCCCGGATAAAAATAGAGTGTGGCGTCAATCTGGTATTCCACGATAACAGCGGAATTGACGGTTAAGCGGTCTGCTACTGGCCGCACGTTCTCATCGTTCAGCGCAGCAAAGACGTTATCCAATAAATCTTGCCGGGCTTCGCCGTTACCCTCGCGGGAAAGTACCGTAACCGTGACACAGGCGGGTGATGGGCTAATCGCGGAGGCGTCAGCCACCCGACCATCGGCGCTACGGGCGTGATACTCATAAGCACCGGTTGGCCCGGCCACGCTCAAGCCTTCAAAGGCTTGCGGGATACGCACGCGGAAATCGTCGTCAGACTCCATCACTGCGGGGATGGGGGAAATAACGTCAGGATTGGCCGGTGTAATGGTCAGCCGTTCAATGCCATTATTCGCGCCGAGTTGGTCTAAATCACTCCCCATCGCGTGCGCCACCATCACCGCTTGCGCCCCTTCATTGACACGCTGGCGTAGCAGCAATTCACGATAGGCGTTTTCCTGCAACAGCTTCACGATGGGTTCAGATTCAAATGACAGCGTTAAGCGCACCGTGTCTTGCTGCTCAGTCGGGTATAGCGCGATAAAATCCTCTTTGCGCACAGTAAACAGGCTTTCAAAATCCAGCGGTTCCACCACCCGAGGGGCCGGTAACTGGCTTAAATCGATGGTTGGCATTATTGGCCCCCCAGTGGCACGGACAGGCTTAACCGGTTATCGCTGTCGGTGCGGCTACCGGTTAAATCCACCCTCATCTTGCCGTCAGCCTGAGTAGTGATACTGATGGCATTCAGTGTTACGCGCGGCTCCCAGCGCATCACCGCACCATAAACCGCCGCCATCATTTTCAGATGTAAAGCGGGATTTTGTGGCTGGTCGATGAGCGTTGAGACCAGTGAGCCGTAATCACGGCGCATTACCCGCGTGCCTTGCGGTGTGGTCAGAATGTCACTGATTGACTGGCGGATATGGTCAATATCGTCGATGTGCCAGCCGCTGTTGCGGTTCATGCCGCTATATTTATAGCTTGTCATTTTATCCCCAGCGTATCAGCACCGCCGCGCAATACGCCGCCGTGGTCATGCTTATCGATAACAATGCCATTGGATGAGAACTGGCCGCCGGTATGGGTGATAGTGCCGCTCATGGTGCCGCCTTGCTTCACGTTCAGCGTCGCGGTGGTGAGGTTATGGGTGCATTCCACTTCGGGGGTATCCAGTGTGATTTTGACCGAGGCAGCACAGGTAATATTGGGGGCGGTGACAGTGACTGACTCGCTGGCGTCAATCACTGCGGTGGCTATTCCGGTTACTGCCAGGTGGCTGGTTTCCGGCTCATACTCAAAACGCGCACCATCAGGAAAGGTGATCACCATGGCGTCAGGTGATTGTGATGGGGCGGGATTGGCATCTGAAAAGATGGCGGGCAGCACAAAGCCGGTGGTGAGTTCACCGCCGATACTCAGCACCATCACTTGCTCACCCACTGACGGCGCAGACCAAAAACGCACCCGACCGGCGCGCAGGGTTAACCAATTGAGCCAATCGGTTTCAAGGTTGCCTATTTTGACCCGACACAATCCGTTAGCAATATCGACGTCAGAGACGATGCCAATACGAATAATGTTAGCCAACAGGCGTTTAAGGCCAGCAATAAGAATGTTCATGCAGCCAGTGTGCCGCCTACGGGCGCGTGGGGCATGTGATGGGTTTTGTGTGGGGGATGGCACAAGAGAAATGAAACTAAAGCATGAATGCTGATATCGCTTGCATTGCTCCATTTATTGGGGGTACATTAAATGCATGGACATATCTTACGACCCAACCAAAAACGAAAAAAATATTGCTGAACGTAAATTGTCCTTTGAGATGGCGCGTGATTTCGAAGTTGCCACCGCGCTAATTGTTGAGGATCTACGTAAGGAATATCCAGAGCTGCGCTTTCAGGCACTGGGCTACATTGAAGAGCGGTTACATATGTTGGTATTCACACCACGTAACGGCAAGGTGCATGTTATCAGCTTGCGTAAGGCCAATTCCCGTGAGGTAAAGCGATATGAACAAAAAAATCAGTAAAGTCACCATGACAGATAACCCTGAGTGGGGCGAGGCAGAGTTTGCCCGCGCACGTCCAGCCACCGAGGTATTTACCGAGTTGTTTGGTAAAGAGGGCGCGGAAAAGGTGATAAAAACCCGTGGTCGGCCAAAACTGGCAAATCCGAAAGAGCCGGTTAAACTACGGATTGATCACGATGTGGTAGACGCCTATCGGGCGCAGGGGGATGGATGGCAAACTAAGATGAATGAAGCGTTGCGCGATTACGCTAAAACTCATGGGATGCTGTGATTTATTAGGCGTTATTTTTCAATAACCAGTCAAAACCTACTCAGAGAAGCCGCTAAGAGGGACATTATGGCAAGCTGCATTCCTCCCAAAGTTCCCGGATACTTACAAAGAATTCGGGAACAATATAAGGAAAGTGAACCTATTATTTATAAAGTTCTTAGTCATGCAAAAATATTTGTTCGCGAAGATTACCATGTTGATCCTAATTATGATGCTGTTGGTCATGATATCTGTCTTTTCTTGCCAATGGAGATATTGAGAGGCATACATATTTCTAAACAAGAAGAATATACAAATGTAATTAAAAACGACCTCAATCTTTTGACAAAATCTGTCCATGGTGAATGGATAGGCGAAGTTGTATTAGAACTGAATTCTGAGTTAGATCCTGAATATCAGCAAGCTATCAGTATCAATGAAGTAGTCAACGAGGTGCTTAATCCTGATGAGTTATCCATTTGGAAGCCAAACTTAATTCGGGTTTTTATTAGCCATAGAGATAAATACAAGCGTGAGGCGCAAGAATTAGCAAATTCCTTAGGGGAGTACGGTTTCAGTTGTTTTGTTGCCCATGAGACTATCGAACCACTCAAAGAGTGGAGAAATGAGATCGTTAACGGGCTGAAAACAATGGAAGTGATGTTGGTTTTACTAACGGATGATTTCAATGACAGTATCTGGACGTGCCAAGAGGTTGGCTATGCTCTCGGTGCAAATAAACCAGTTGTAACCCTAAAAGTTGGCAAAGTCGATCCTGCTGGATTTATTAGTCATTTACAAGCAGTAAAAGGGAGCCTCGACACTCCCACGCATAATGCCGAGTTGTTGAATATGCTTTTGGCTGACAGCATCGGCAAAGCAGAAAGAATACAACAAGCACTAATTTCTACATTCATAGCATCCCAGAGTTTTGATGAATCTAAGCATCGATTCAATCGTATGAATAAGAGCATCAAAAAACTTACGGAAGAAAATGTAAGCACCCTAGTGGATGGTTTCCGAAGAAATAGACAATTGAATCAATGTATCTATCTAAATAATAACTACAACAGACTTAAAACTTTTATTGAACGGACAACAGGCAAGAACGTAATAACAAATGAGAACGAAATAGTTTTATCTGATTAGTTAAATATCAATACTGAAACTAACTCCAGCATTTGAAATTACTTCCCTATCCACTCCAACGCCAGATCCCCAATCCATTCAATATCGCCGTCAGTAAAGCCTAACAACTGGCGGCGCTCGTATTTCACTGTTGGCCCATTGCGGGTGACTTTATCGCGTAAGCCATAGTGATGCACCCGCACCAGATTATTAACCTTACTGCTAAAGGTGACAGCGGCCTCGTCGGCGTTGGATTCGGCCTTGATAAAGCGGGCAGCGCGCAGTTTGGTAAACATCTTGCGCTTGATACGGCCTTGTTTATCACGGCGCTTCTTCTTGCGCGGAACAAAGGGGGTGTAAGTATCCCCTCAAAACGGCCCATTCACTTTTAGAGATCTTCCGACATACTGATTATGTCACCTGAGGAGATCGCTATGCGTAAGATCCGATTCAC